GATAATATGCGACAAAGGGAAAATACTCTGCTTCGCTAAATCAGCCTCTGAGATGTCTCCTATTGTCACCACGTTGACGTTATTGTCCGCGATTAAAAGGTCGTGTAGCTTCTGCGTTACTGTATAGAATTGTCTCATTGTCTTTGCTTGCGTTTTAGTTCGTTGCTTTCGATTTCTGTTTTCTGTTTATCAAACATCAGTTTAAGCAGACATTTATGGAGTGCCAATTTTGTGACTTCATCAATTCTAGTGATGCTTCCATCTGCGAGATGATTGATTGATTGATACCAACCCCATCGCTGTCCAAACTGTGCGCGCTCTCCGTATTCATTGTCTTCGATTCCTCCACTAAATAGGTCTTCATACTGGTCAACAATTCTCTTCCTAAATTCCAAAAAAAAAGCATTGCCCCTAGTGTGGTTTGTAGATCACAATCAAGGAAGAACTCTGCGTACTTGTCTGAGCCTTTGTATTCTTCGATTAGGTAGGTTTCCTTTACCTTGAGCGTGATAGGTCTATAAAGCACAGCCATTGCCTTGTGGTAGGTAGTTGGTGACTTCATATAGTTCTCCAAGTCTACATACTCGCCCAAACTGATGTCATCCAGCTTTGGAATGAATCCAAATTCTGTGTCACCGATCTTGATTTTGTTTCTGAATGTTGGCTTCTCTCCAAACACATCTTGTAGCATCTGAACCACAACATCGTATTGAGTCAGGCTAAGTTTTTGCAGTTCGTCATAGCTGACATTGCAGAATATGCTGACCATCTTCATAGCCACGAACTCGCTATCCTCTGCACCTTTGTTCGCTTCTAGTATCTTTTGGTAATCGATGTAGTCCTTTAAAGGAATATCGGCAAGGCTGGCTGGAACTTGAAATTTAACTTTCATAATATATAAACGTATTTGCTTTGATTTGTACCTTAAAAAAGCCGTTGTTGTGCTTTATGTTGCTTTATTCTTTTTATTGCTTTATCGAAATACTCTTTGTCCAACTCACAAGCCGTTAAATGAAAACCTAAATTGTGGCAAGCTAAAGCAATTGATCCACTACCTAAATGTGTGTCTAAAATTTTATCTCCATCTTTTGCGTAGTTCATTAAAAGCCATTCGTATAGTTTAACGGGTTTTTGTGTTGGATGTATACAATCTTTCCCACCTCTTGTTGCATCAAATTTATGTATTGTATATTTTCTTACTGATGTTTTCATATTAGTCCAAGCCAACTCACAATCAGCAAAATCATTTCCTGCATTTTTTTTATCCCATACAATCCAACAGCTACTATTTTGGTTTGGTATGTTTTCAATAAAGTGATTAGCACCAAAAACAATTACATTTTTTGAAACCCTTAAAAGTTCAATAAAATATTCTTTATCTGGTACAACATTATCCCACCCTTTAGCCTTGTGCTTTGGCTTTCTTAAATAACTGTTTGGTCTGCTTGGAGATGTTCTAACCCCTTTACTTCCATCTTCCCCTATGCCATAAGGTGGGTCTACAATAGCAAGGTCAAAGTGATTATCCTCATACCTTGCCATTAGTTCCATATTATCTTCGTTGGTTATTCGGCATTGCTTCATAGCTAATTGTTTATCTGTTTAAGTATTTCTCACGCGACTTTTTTCTATCCCACCATTGACCTAGCATCATCCTGTTGTTATCATCAATATGTTCAATTTGGCTTTTAGGTATCCAAACGTGATTGACTAATATAGCCTTCGGTGTAATCTTTTGAATGATGAGTCCTGATGCTTGAAAGGTTGCAGTCATCAATAGGTCTAACTCATCGCCTTCTTCAAGCTGGTTGATTCGCTCGTCTAATTCTGCTTGTGTCATATTGCTAAAATATAAATTATAGAGCATAAAAAAACCCTCCGTTTGGAAGGTTTTGTTTTTGCGATTAAACTGATATTATTTTTTTTCTATTTGTTTAGATAAATCTAAACCGAATTTTCTCAATTCTTGATAAGACCAATTAGCCTCTTTAATTTCTTTTTGTTCCGATTCAAAATCAAACATATCGTTAAATTCTTTGCTATCTAAAATGTCGTTAATTGTTTTCATTTTATTGGTTTTTGTTTGTTTCATAAGACAAATTTACAAATGTTTTCCACATAAACTAACATTTTCAAAAAAAAATATTTTTATCGGATGCTGTAACTTCCGTAGTTAGGATTTGCAAGCCTATTCCAAACCGCATACCTGACCGCGTCAATCGCGTGATTGAAATTGTCCACAGGTTTGTTCAGCAGGTTGCCGTTCTTGTCTTCAGTCCACTTATAGTTTTGCAGTTCTTTGATCAGGTTCAAGCTGTTAGCTGTCACCTTCAACTCGTATCTCTTCAGCATATCAATGCCAGCCATTATTGAATCCGCACCTTTGGCTGTTGGTTTGACATTCCATCTTAGCCTATGCAGTTCCTCTATTGACTTTGGTTCAGCCGAGTCCGCGTAGATAACATCCAGCCTATTCAATCCTAACTCCTCAAACTTGTGTGCTATGTCTTGATTGGTTAAGTTGGTATGGTAGAGCAGTTCATCAAGGATAAGCTGGTTGCCTTTCTTGTAAACCTTGACCAATGCTGTCGGATCATTAGTAAACCCAAAGTCCATACCTGTGGATAGTAGCTGACCTGATACCTCTTGCACAATGCCAAACTGAAATATAGTTGCCCTTGACATACCACGCTCACCAAGTCCGTATATGCGCCAATAGTCCTCGTCTGTTTCCTTCAGCCTTTCTATTTCTCGAATGATGCTTTCGTCAAGGTATGGATTGTCCTTGTATGTGGTTTGCAGAAACGAGCAGTCCTCTCTAGGCACTACCTTGTCGTATATCCAATGAAAGCTGTCAGATGGGTTGTAGTCGATTATGATGCGCCCTGTGGTTCTGAATAGTATCTGCTGCCAATCTTCCCAATACAATTCATTTGCTTCGTTTAGAAAGGCTAAATCACGCTTGCGACCTCGAATCTTTTGAGGTTGATCTAAACTGATGAACTCAATCAAGTTGCCATTCAGATGGTATTCGCTGTTGGACTTGTTGTGGTATTGCTCGCTGTATAGATTGTGATTACGGAGAATGTCAAAGAAGTCACGCATCACAGATGAGCGAACTGCTGGGAATGTCTTACGAGCAATGGTTATGGTCTTGCCCTTATTGCGGGAGCAATAGTCGAATATTATCCATAGCAGAATGTTGTACGTCTTTCCTGACCTTGTGCCACCCTGTTCAACGATTATCTTTTTGTCAGACTTCCGAAGATGTGTGTAGACCTTATTGACTCGAATCTTCCCATTCGCCATCCTCAATGATTTGGAAGGTCTGTACGCCCTCGTGTGCTATCTCCTGACGTTCAATGTAGCCACGCTTCTTTCCTTTGGTTTTGAGATAGAAGATTGTAGCAGCAGCAGAGCCATCTTGTATTTGCTTGTGAAGCTGTGATTCGGCAAAGTCCAATGCTACGTTTTCAATATCTGCAACTTGCTGTGCAAATTCTGCATCGTCTTTGAGCCATTGGTAGAATGTAGTGCGACCAACGCCTGCTTTTTTGCAAGCTGATGTCACAACGCCAAGTGAAGATTCTAAGGCTTCTATGACTGCCTTTTTATGTTGTTCTGTTTTGTTCATATCTCAATGCCACAATGTTTACACATTTCTGTTTTAGTTTTTTCATCTTCTTCTGCTTCAAGTTCTGTTTCAGCATCAAAAGGAAAACCATCCAATCCCCACTCTTCAAGCTGCACAGCATCCCATTCGTTTGCTAATATATCCCAATCCCACTCACCGAAACCTACATTATCCTTAACTATAAACTCCTTCTGCTGCTCTTCAGTTAAATCACTTGCCTTTATGATTGGTACTTCTTTTAATCCTGCTTCCTTGCAAGCCTTCAAACGCATATTGCCGCCCAGCACTATCATATCATCGTTTACTACGATAGGTCTCAACTCTAGCATCTGAGGGAACTCTTTTATTGACTTGACCAGCTTCTTAAACTTGTCATCCTTAATTAATCGCGGATTGTTAGGATTGGTCTTAACTTCTGTTATCTTAACCTTTTGCATCTTCTTCGTATGTACTATAAACTTGGTCTAAATCCTTTCTCCATTGCTCCCATTGTCTAGGCGTGCAAGTGCAAGGTTCGTGATATCTATGGTCAAATACAATCGCGTGTATCTGTGCAATCACAGGATAAACTTCAGTCAGGTACCTATGCTTGTCTTGCTTGGTGATGTCCTTAACCTTTGACCATTGGTTATACTGAGCCTCTGACATACATTTCTTTGGTTTGTGCCGATCATACGGAAACAACTTGTTCAACTTCTCCTTGCGTGCATCGCATCCACAATCTTCGCCAGCCAACCATTTGACCGCCTTCTTTATTCCTGTGGCTTCTGTGACCTTCTCTATGGTATCGCCTAAACCTTTACTTGGTGCTTTCTTTCTTCGCCTTGTCGTAGGCTTCGTGGATTTTGCTCTTGCT